AAAGATGGGGCGTGTAGCGTCTGTGTTCAGGTTGACCATAAGCTGACGGCGGTTGATTGGAACGAGCGCAAGATGGATTTGCACCGGCTCATCACCACGGCCCGTGCGCGCAATGGGCAGTACGATTGCATTGTTCCGTTTAGCGGCGGCAAGGACTCGACGTACCAGCTTTGGTATGTGGTGACGCAGTTGCGATTGAGGCCGCTGGTTGTGCGATATAACCATTGGGGCACCCGTCCGCAGTTGGAGCGGAACAACGCGCGGGTGTTCAAGCAATTGGGCGTCGAGGTGTTGGACTTCAAACCGAATTGGAAAGTTGTGCAGGCAACGATGTTGGAGGCGCTGACGCGCAAGGGGGACTCCTGCTGGCATTGTCATACCGGGGTGTATTCGTTTCCGATGCACATGGCGATCAAGTTCGATACGCCGCTTATTTTTTGGGGAGAGAGCCTTAAGGAATACCAGTCGTGGCTGGACCCGACTGCGCTGGAGAATGTTGACGAGGTGCGGTTTAACCGGGCGATGAATTTGGGGATGACTGCGGACGATATGTGGGAGTTCATCAAGGACTCGAACGCCAGCCTGGAACGGCGCGATTTGCATTGGCACACGTACCCGCCGAAGGCTGAGTTGGATAAGCTGGGTGTGCAGTCGATTTGTTTGGGAGATTACGTCCGGTGGGATACGCAGGGTCAGGTAGCGATCATTAAGAATCACCTTGGGTGGGAGGGTGATGTTGTTGAGGGCATCCCGCCGGAGTTTGATTACGAGAAGATTGAGTGTCAGTTCCAGGGCGTTCGGGATTGGCTGAAGTACATCAAGCGCGGATTTGGGCGGACGAATCATTTAGCGAACATTGAGATACGGCATGGCCGTATGACGCGGGACGCGGGTGAGAAACTGGCGCGGGAATACGATGGTAAGGAACCGGCCAGCCTGGGGTGGTTTTTGCAGACGGTTGGGATTACGCGGAATGATTTCTATGAGATTGCGTTGAGCCATGTGGTTGACCCGTGGGTGTTTGAAGGGTCTGCGTTTGAAACAGGACCGGAGTTGCCGGACATGAAGGACTGGGTATGAGCCAGAACGTAGAAATATCTATTAAGGACTTAGAGGCGCTAATGATGGCGGCGGCTTGCGTCCGTGGTGTTTACTCTGCGATTGATTCGCACCGTGGAGACAGTGCGGTTCGCAGAACATCCAATGATGTTGAAGAGGCCGTTAAGAACGCCAACCGGCAAATTTGCAATGCTCGTCATATTAAAGACCCGATGGAAGACGAGCCTGCAACAATGGCTGAGTTGGAAATACTGAAGACCTTCGGCATGTTGTGGGAAGGCCCGGTAGAGATACTGGACCCAAAATCTCCTGTTGGTGTCAGCATATCACGCAAGCGGTTGGCTGTTATGGGGCAAGCGTTTTCAGTCATCCACTGGGGCGACAAGACGGTGCAGACATCAGAAAAAACGAACGACTTTAGAATATTGTGGAAACTGACTGATAAGGGTGCAGCGGCTGTGCGCTCTGCTGGTCTGTTATTTTCAGTGTTGGACGAATAAGTGTTGAAACGCCGGATCATTGCGAAGTTCCTGATCGAGGACGGCAAGCTTGTTAAGTACAAGCAGTTCACTCAAGCCCGCCGCACGGCTGGTAACGCCGTGTCTACGGCGCGTACATATGAAGACCTACGTGTCGATGAGATGTACTTCTGCGACCTTGGGGTGATTGACCCGGCCATGATACGGGCGGTGACGGCAGATGTGTTCACCCCTGTTACGGTGGCCGGGTCGGTCCACTCGATGCGGCAGGTAGACGAACTGATCCAAGACAGCGGCGCGGATAAGGTGGTCATTCTGCACCGCGCTCTGGCCGAGGCGGTTGCCCAAAAATATGGGCAGCAGGCTGTGGTGTGGCCTATTGACTATCACACGAAGTGTGTAGAAGATGTTCCAGATTGCGCGGGAGAAGTCCTGCTAACGGACATTGATCGCGACGGCATGGGCAAGGGATTCGACTTGGACGTATTGAAGAAGCGGTGGGATGTGCCGGTTATCATTGCCGGTGGCTGCGGGAAGCTGGATCACGCTTTGCAGGCGTTTAATGCCGGGGCTGATGCGGTTGCCATTAGCTCCATGTTTTTCTTCACTGATAAGAGTCCGATTAAGCTCAGAAGCTGGCTTGCCAGCGAGGGCGCGAATGTGAGGAACGTGTGACCAACGAACCGACTGAGATGGAGTTGAGGGTGGCGCGTTGCATCTGCGCGACCTACCGTTACCCAGGCTTTGACCCAGCCAGCGATGTCGTAAGTGAATCTTGGGAAGTGTTTTTGGATTCCGCCAGAGCCGCAATCCGCGCGATGCGTTCGCCGACAACCGAGATGTTGACTTGCGGATACGCGGCTGGCTACGCGGCTGATAACGGCGCGGACGAAGTAACCGAGGTTTTAGCTGAAATTGTTTACACCGCCATGATCCGCGCCGCCTCGCCGCAGGAGGAGTAGGTGATAGCCTCGCTCCCCATCCACAAATACGTCTGGGTTGATAGCAGCCATATCCGCACCAACGGCGTTGGCTTTGAGCCAGCCGTGTGGTTTGGCCTAGTCAGCCAGTATGGCCGCGCTTGGGGTCTGAACGTGATGTTGGAGTGCGGCGCAATTTACCGCAGCCTTCCTCCTCACGCGGTGGCGTTCCGCAAAGACCCAGAGCCGTGGACGATTCAAGACGCACAGCTATGGGATTGTTACGCCGACAAATTTCAACTCCACGAATATGTCTACCTACGTGAGGCCCGTGTGAAGACCGGCAAACACAATGGCGTCTACCTGTTCACCGCAGCCTTCATTGGAGATGCATTCACCCGCACACCTGAGCAGGGCAAGGAGTTTAGCTTCATCGAGTTGGAGAATGGCCGGTTAACGATCCAGCCGACGAACCGTACTTTGTTTGAAGACAGGTCATTCACGGTGGATACGGGTGTTCCGAAAGACTTGATGACGCAGACAAGAACATGGTCATGCGAATGATCCCCGCCAAGTTCATCTGCCTGACAGATCACCCGCAGAACGTCCGATGGGGTGAGGGTTGCGGTAGAGAGTGGGTTGGGACTGGTGTGCGCGGTTGTCCGTTCTGCGGCGCGCTTTGGGTGAAGAGAATCAAATGACTTTGTGGCCATATCATTCTGAAGACGAAATCAGCGCGGTAGCTGATGTGCTTCGCTCCGGTAAGACGAACTACTGGTCCGGCCCGAACGGGCAAGCGTTCGAGGCGGAGTTTGCTGCGTATACCGGGGCGAAGCACGGTCTTGCCGTTACCAACGGCACGACGGCGCTGGAAGTTGCGCTTCATGGTTTGCGAATTGTGCCGGGGTCTGAGGTGATTGTTCCGTGCCGGACGTTCATGGCGACGGCGAGCGCGGTTATCACCGAGGGCGCTCGGGTGATTCTGGCGGACATTGATCCGGCGACATTGAATGTGACGGTCGAGACGCTGGAAGAGCGGCGCACGATTAAGACGGCGGCTGTGATTGTTGTCCATTATGCCGGGTTGCCTTGCGACATGAAGGCGATTTGCGAGTGGGCGAATTTTCATAAGATCAGGGTGATTGAGGACTGCGCCCACGCCCACGGCTCGCGCGTTGACGGGCAGCATGTCGGCACGTTTGGCGACATTGGGTGTTTCTCGTTCTGCGTTGGGAAGACCATGAGTACGGGCGGCGAGGGCGGCATGGTGATTACCAACAATGAGTGGGTACATCGCCGGATGGCGGCACGGCGCGATCACGGGCGGTATCAGATGGTCGGGTCCAAGGACATGACGCAGTTCCAGTGGACGGTTGAGGAGTTCGGTACGAATTTGCGTATGACCGAGATGCAATCCGTCATTGGCCGGTTGCAGTTGAAGAAGCTGGACGGGTGGGTGAACCGGCGCAATCAGATCGCGACGGCGTATGACAATATCCTTGGCGGCATTCCGGTGCCGCATGGTCAGGTGCATGGCCGGTATATGTATATGTCGTTTGTGGATGACCGCGATCGCAAGATGATTGCGTTGCAGGGAATGGGTGTGGCTGCGCGATTGGGCGGTTGTCCAAATATTGGCCATGAGGCCGTGTTCAAGAACGGTGCCGCGAAGTGCCCCCAGGCCGATGAGATTGGTTGTAGAACGTTGTCTCTGCCGGTGTACCCGACAATGACTGACCGCGATGTTGGGTTGGTCCTGAGCGCGCTGGAGAAGGTATGCGTTTAGACGATCAATGCCTTCAACTCTACCGGCTCGCCCGCGCTGCATGGGCGAGGGGCGATGTTGAAGAGGCTTGTAGACTGTATGGCAGGCTCCGTGCCGAACACGGGTGCGAGCTTTTCTATGAGGTCAGTCTTCCGCCGGTACATTTGATGTTGGTGCATCCCATTGGGACTGTGCTGGGACGCGCTACGTACCACGACTATTTGTGCGTCTACCAGAACGTCGGCGTTGGGTCTGACATCGACGGCAACCGGCCTACGATCGGTAGGGGCGTTGTGCTGTACCCCGGCGCTAAGGTGCTGGGTAATACCATCATTGGGAACAACGTATTCATTACGGCTAACACGGTGGTGCAGAATGTTGTTGTGCCGGATAATAGCGTCGTGTTCCCAGATGTTAATTCATGCAACTGGAAGCCCACCAAGCGCAATGTTATCCGCGATATTTTCAAGGTGACGAATGAGTAAGCACTTAAAAAAGATGCGGATCAACATTACGATCACGCCGGATTTGCTAAAGCGGATTGATAAGGCTGTGACGCCGTATGAGCGCAGCCGGTTTATCAACGCGGCCTGCCAAGAAGCTCTCGATAAGATTGAAGCGGGTAAGGGGTCAAAATGAGCGTTCTGTATCTCATCACAGCACGGGGCGGTTCCAAGGGCGTACCGGGGAAGAACCTGCGTAAGATCGGCGGGATGTCTCTGGTGGCGTGGAAGGCCAACGCGGCCAAGCAGGTTATCACGGGCAACGACCGGCTGGTTATCTCGACCGAGTGCCCCGAGATTCAGAAAGAGGCTCTTCGCAATAATGTTGAGGTGCCCTTCACTCGGCCAGCCGAGTTGGCGACCGACACGGCATCCAGCGCGGACGTTATCAAACATGCGCTGCGTGCGCTGAACACTTACCACGACACTGTGGTTTTGCTGGAGCCGAGCGCGCCGTTTACGACGCCGGAACATTTTATAACGGCGCTGACGATGAAAGAGGCGAAGGACGCGCATTTGATTGTTGGGATGAAGCACACGGAGCCGCATACGACTTTTATCGGTGAGCAGCCCAATGATGATTTTGTAACGCCCATCATTGTTAAGATGGACCGCGTTGGCCGCAATCTGCGCCGCCAGGATTTGCGTCAGGAGTGGACATTTGCTGGAAATTTGTACGTGTTCGACACAGGTATGTTCATGGACACCGGAAGTATTTATGGCGGCGCGAGAAATTATGGATTACTAACCGATCATTGGCATTCGATTGAAATTGACTCGATGTTAGATTTAGAAATGGCAACTTATGCCTACGAAAAAGGCCATGTAAAGCCATGAGCCGTCCAACAATTCATCCTTGGAGAAAGTTTCTTACCTCAGAAGAACGTACTGAGGTCAAAGAAATAGACTTGCGACAAAAGAATTTGTCCTTTAAAATAAAGGAACTACGAAAGGCTAAGAATCTTATTCGTATGCGTTCCAGCAAGAGGGCGAGTCGTGACAACAAAATTAGTGGCGTATCCAAAATCTAAAAACATGACGCGCGAAGAAGAATTTATGCGTTTTGTTTTTCCTGAGCCAATGTCTGGTTGCTGGCTTTGGGTTGGTGCAGTGAAGAAAAGTGGTCACGGAAAATTAAAAGTTAATAAAAAATACATCCAGGCGCACAGATTTTCTTATGCTCTTTTTAACAAAATGGAAATTCCTGATGGAATGGTTGTCCGCCACAAATGCGACGTTTCCTGTTGTGTAAATCCATCGCATTTAGAAATTGGAACTCAGGCTGACAATCTTAAAGATATGCATATTAGAAATAGAAACAAACAACCCTTTGGTGAACGTCATTCATCTGCAAAATTAAAAACATCTAATGTTGTTGAAATTAAAATTGCGTTCATTAACGGCGCTCGTGTTGTTGATTTGATGAAAAAATACAACATGAGCTCAAGTGCCTTAAGCGGAATAAGAGACGGCACAAAATGGAAGAGGGTGCAATTGCCATGACATTCATCATTGCGGAAGCTGGGATAAATCATTGCGGGTCTTTGGACCGCGCATTGAAGATGGTCGAAGTCGCGGCGGACGCGGACGCTGACGCGGTTAAATTCCAGTCATTCACGGCGTCGAAGCTTGGGTATGACGCTGATGTCGTGAAGTGGCTCAGTGGCATGGAGTTGTCCAAGGACGACCACTACAAGCTTAAGGCAAAGGCAGCGCGTTGCGGGATTGAGTTTATGTCCACGCCGTTCAGCGAGGAGTGGGTGGACTTCCTTGTTGAGATTGGCGTGAAGCGGCTGAAGATTTCATCCGGCAAGGCCAAGGAGCCAGCGTTCGTTGATTACGCCAGAAGGACCGGCCTGCCGTTAATCATCAGCACCGGCATGATTAATTACGCGCAGATGTCGGCTGTGACATGCCCAGAAGATTGGGTTCTCTATTGCGTGTCGAAATATCCGACGCCTCTCAACAAGGTTGATTTCAGGAACTTGTCCAGGCTTGAGAAGCTGTTCCCCATATGGGGGTTCTCGGATCATACGGTTGGGCACGGCGCTGCGGTTATCGCCGCCGCTTCCGGCGCGAAGGTGATTGAGAAGCACTTCACGATGGACCGGAAATTATTCGGGCCGGATCAGGTATGCAGCCTTGAGCCGGACGAATTGAAGCAGATGATTGCGGAGATACGATCGGTATGATCCGCGACATCGACCTGAGAGATTTGCTACCGCGCAGTCATGTTGTCCGCGATATGACGACGGTTGCTGAAATGTTAAGGGGCAGGCGTGTTGTCGTGACCGGCGCGGGCGGGTCTATCGGGTCTGAGTTATCGCGACAGATCAGCCGGTTTTATCCGAAGGAATTGGTGCTGGTCGATAACTGCGAGTTCAATCTGTATTCGATCAGCGAGCAGATACCGTCCGCGACCGCGATTTATGCAGACATCAGAGATTCAAATTCCGTTCGCTTGTTCATTGGGAACAAAGCCGACCAGATTGTTTTCCATGCGGCTGCGATGAAGCATGTGCCGCTGGTAGAGGAAAACCAGGCAGAGGCCGTAAAGACTAACATCTTAGGCACCACGAATATCGCTGTCGCATGTTTGAAGGCCAACACCCACCGGCTCGTTATGATTTCAACGGACAAGGCTGTTAAGCCGACTAGCTTTATGGGCAAGACCAAGCGCGGGGCGGAGAACATTTGCCGGGAGGCTGGGTATACGGTTGTCCGGTTCGGCAATGTGCTCGGCTCTTCCGGCTCGGTTGTCCCGCTGTTTGAGCGTCAGATTAAGAATGGTGGCCCGGTTACGGTGACGCATGAGGATGTTGAGCGGTACTTCATGTCGATTGATGAGGCGGTCAATCTTGTGCTTCATGCGGCGACGGGTGAGCCGTCCACGTATGTTTTGGACATGGGCCAGCCGGTCAAGATCATGGACTTGGCGAAGGACATGATTCGCCTTGCGGGCAAGATGCCTGGGTCTGAGATCGAGATAAAGATTGTAGGGATGCGCCCCGGCGAGCGCCTTAAAGAGGAGTTGTTTTATGACTCCGAGGTCGTTGAGAAGTTCTCCGTGGACGGCATATGGAGGGTGAGAGATGACGCCGCGTAATGTGCTGATTACGGGGAGCGCCGGACACCTTGGCCGCGCCCTGCGTGCTGCGTTTGAGGCGCAGGGGGATGTGGTCACCGGCCTAGACTGGAAAGAAGGCTCCGACATCGCCACCGACTTGTCCGACGACGGTTCGTGGCATGACCGCTTTTACGATCAGTACGATGTCGTCGTCTGCAACGCCAAGGTCATGGGCTGGCATGCGCACCAGTATCTCGCCAAGCGAGCCCGCGTTGCCGTTGTGAACATCGCCTCCATCTACGGCGCTCTCGGCCCCGATCCCATGATGTACTACGGCACGGAGATCGAGCAGACGCCCGCATGGTACGCCGCTAGTAAGGGCGCGATGATTGCGCTGACGAAACACCAGGCCACAACGCTGGCTCCTGTGCGGAGCAATGCCATCATCCTTGGCGGCATCTTCCGCGACCACAGCGACGTTTTCCGCGAGCGGTATGAGGCTAAGGTGCCGCTGCGGCGCATGGCGACTGAGCAGGACGCGGTGGAGTTGTGTCTTTTCCTGGCGAGCGATAAGGCTGCGTACATCACGGGCGCATGTATTCCGTGTGACGGCGGATTGAGTGCGATGGCATGACAATGGAAATCTCAGAAATTCTGGACAAGATCGAAGACGCCAAGGCTAGGAAGAAGACCGTTGACTACGAGATTAGTCTTTTCGACGACTCCATCACTTCAGCGAACGTACACTCTGGTCGCCTGTCTGTTGAGGGGCTTAAGGCTGGGTGGGAAAGAGTTCTGGCCGCAAAAAGCGTAGGCACGCCGTTCCAGAAGAAGAATGATGAAATCAATGCGGAGCTTTTTTATCTGAGGGCCAAGTTGCCAAAAGACCCAAAGAAAAAGAAGAAGCGCGCAATCAAATGGGAGTGGTGGGCATGATTCATAACGTCGCCGCCATTATCGGTAGCGGTAGCCATGCAAAACTGTTGCGGACTGCCTTTAGCGATGGGACCGTGTTTTGTTCGGACTCATCAGTGCCGGAAGATATGTACGTCTGTATCGGCGTTGGTAATGTGCCGCAGACCGGCAAGAGCGATTTGAAGACGCGGCGCACGCTTTATCTAAAATTCAAAAAACAAAGGATTGTTGGGGTTGAGCATGAATCTTCCACAATTCTCGGGGATGTCGATTTAACCTGCCAGATCATGCCGTGCGCGATTGTTAATCACGGCGCGACTGTTTGCGAGAACACGATCCTCAACACCGGCTCGATTGTTGAGCATGACTGCTCGATCGGCGCTCATTGCCACATCGCCCCCGGCGCTGTTGTGTTGGGCGGCGTTCGCATTGGTGAAGAAACGCATGTTGGCGCTAACAGCGTTATTTTGCCCGGTATGAGAATCGGGCGCGGTTGCGTCATCGCGGCTGGCGCGGTTGTGACTGATGATATGGATGATTACCAAACTTGGATCGGGCATAAGCTCTATGAGTGATTTTAGTCAAGTCGTTGTCGTATCCCCCACCCGCGCCGAAGACGGGCCTCTCCAGTCCGTAATCGCGGAGCTGCCCGGCTGCTACGTGGCTCGGTTTGATTCAGAGGGCATGTCGCCAGACGTTGCCGTGGCCCGTGCCATTACGTACTTCACGGTTGTCTTTAAGTCCGGCAACCCGAAGCTGGTTGTTGTGCTAGGAGATCGCTACGAGACACACGCCGCCGCTCTGGCCGCGCATTTCTTGCGGATACCGATTGCCCATATCCACGGCGGTGAGACGACAACGGGGGCGTTTGACGACGCGCTTCGGCATGGGATTACGCATATGGCGGGAAACGACGGGCTGCACTTTGTGGCGCACCATCCTGCGTGGCTGCGCGTCATGGACATGGTGCCGTTTGCCAAGAATGTTCATACGTTCGGTGCCCCCGGCCTCGACACCATCGCGCAAGGGAGCGCAACGCGGGGCCAGAAGGGCTGGCGAAAGATTATGGGATCCAAGACGATTGTGGTGAGCTATTACCCCGAGACATGCTCGCCCGATTACGGTCTGGCTAACCTTGAAGCAATGCTAAAGGCATTGGTTAAATATACAGGCGATCACGCGATCTTCTTTAGCCGAGTGAATAACGACCCCGGCTCGGATGCTATTGAGGACGGCATCAATGCTTTTATCAAAACGTATCCAACGTCCGCTTCTTGGATTTCTCCCAACACCCGCGAGCAGTACCTGCATCTGCTGGAGCACGCCGTTTTTGCAATTGGCAACTCTAGCTCGCTGGTGATCGAGTGCCCGTGGATTGGGGTGCCGAGTGTGTTGGTGGGGCTACGCCAGGACGGTAGGCCGATGGCGTACTCGGTCTTCCGTGGCATCCATGAGATTGATGAGGCTATCGCGTTTTGTGGCGACCCGACCCCCATCTACAAAGGCGGCTCTGCCCCCAAGATCGCCGGAGTCATCAGGGGGTGGCTAGATGAGAAAGCCTGATGGATTGACCCAATTGAACACTAGGGTCGCGGGCGACTTAATTGACGAATTGGACAGATTTTGCGATGATAAAAAGCTGTACAAAAAGAACGTCATCGAACTGGCAATACGGAGATTCCTAAGTGCTGAAAAAAGCAAATGTGGGAAATCTCCATCCTAGCGACTGCACCTCGTTAGGAGCGACCGGGAGGATGGCCTCCCCCACCGTCCCACCCTTCCGGTCGCATACTTTAGGAAAACAAAATGTTGGCGCTGCCCGTTGACCTCGAACGAGACGCTATTTTTGTAAGGATATTTCTGCAAACCGGAGACGCCTTAGATGCGTGTAAACGCGCCGGGTTCGTTGCCCACGGTTACGACGACCGGATGATTGCAGAGTATCTGCTGGAGCGACCTGATATTCAGGCTGCTATGCGGGCGTCCAGAGACTCAACGGCTCGCAAGTCCGCTCCTGTAGAGATCACCCGTGAAAGCATCATCTCCGACCTGGACATCATCCACCAGTCCGCGATGGTGGATAAGGACTACACGCCAGCGATTGCCGCCAAAAAGTTGCAAGCGACTTTGATGGGCATGGTGCAGGAGAACATACAGGTTACGCACAGCCTTGATGTAACGCGCATGACCGATGCCCAGTTGATGCAGATGATCGCCGCCAAGTCTAAGCAGGAAGACCTAAACATGATTGATGTGACCCCGGTTGGTCTGGGGCAGATCAGTGTCTCAAAATGACCTTACGTTAGATCAACTGGCCGCAGAGGTTTTGCGGCGTCGTAAGGCGCGTGAGAACTTCTCTGACTTCATGGCGTACATGCACGGCATCGCCCCGCCGCGTCATATGAAGTTCCTGTGCGATAAGCTGCAAGAGAAGATGGAGCGCAAGGGCGACCGTATGTTGGTCTGCTTCCCGCCGGGGCATGGAAAATCTACGGTTTCGTCGCTTTATTATCCGGCGTTCTATTTGTCCAAGAACCCGACGCACAACATCATTGTCGTCAGCCATACGGAATCGTTCGCTGAACAGTGGGGCCGTAAGGTCCGCAATCTGATGATGTCGGACGAGTACAAATTTCTATTTCCAGAAATCGAAGTTTCCGACGACAGCCGTTCCGCTGGCCGGTGGGATTTGAAGCAAGGTGGTTCGTACTACGCGACTGGCGTTGGCGGCACGGTGACTGGACGAAGGGCAGACTGCGTAATTTGCGACGATTTGCTCAAAGGCATCGACGACGCTGAATCAAAACTCGTCCGCGACAATATGTGGGACTGGTGGGGCTCGGACTTATCAACCCGCCTGAAACCTAGCGGCATCATGGTTGTGATTGGGACGCGGTGGCATCTTGATGACATCATTGGCCGGATCATGGCTGCTGAAAAGCAGAAGGGCGGTGATAAGTGGGAGAAGGTTGTTCTGCCCGCTTTGGCGAAAGAGAAAGACCCGTTAGGCCGCAAGCCCGGCGAGGCCCTTTGGCCGGAGTGGGAGAACGAGAAGGCCCTAGCCCGTAGACGGGCGCAACCGTCCATGACGGCTCGCCAGTGGGAAAGTCTGTACCAGCAAAGCCCGGTGCTTGAGTCCGGTAACGTCATCAAGCGCGACTGGATTAAGATTTGGAACCAGAAAGACCCGCCGAAGTGCAGCTTCATTGTCCAAAGTTGGGACACGGCGATCACGGCGAAGAACAAAAGCGCGTTCTCGGTCTGCCTGACTTTCGGCGTGTTCAAGGAGGACAAGACCGATTTGCCGTCCGTGATCCTGCTGTCCCGTTGGCGTGGCCGGGTGGATTACCCAGAACTGCGTAAGATGGCCCAACGGCTCGCGATCAACTACCTGGACGACAACATGGAGGTTCCTATGTCTGGGAACCGCAAAAAGCCGCCAGACATGATCCTGATCGAAGCCAAGGCTACTGGCGAGCCGTTGATTGCCGACCTTAACCGGGCGGGGATAGCCGCGACGAGGTTTAATCCCAACAAACACGGGGATAAGAACGCCCGCCTTATGTTGGTTACGGACATATTCGAGAACGGCAGGTTTTATGTTCCTGGGTTGCCGCCCATTTACACGCTTCCAAGACGCTGGGCGGAGGAATATGTTAATTCCCTGCTTTCTTTTCCGGCATCCGACTCCAGGGATGATGCTGACGCGACTAGCCAAGCTATTATTCGGATGAAGACCAGCGGCTGGATTAAAAACAGTTTAGATGCTATTGATGAAGCTCCATTTCGTTACACTGAACGCACATCTGGAACACTTTACGGGTAACGTAGCCCGTATTTTTGTATTTTAGGCAAGTTTGCATGGCGTTAGACCGCGCAACGACTTCTGGCTTGGGACTTGACGACATTACCGGCGATAACGCTGGCGGCGAGGACGTTAACGTCCCGCAAGATGACCTTAAGTTTGCCGATGGCGCGTCTTTTACACCGGAAGAAGACGGCGGGGAAACAATTAATTTCGCGCCTGAAGAAGAAAACACTGAGCCGGTGGCTCACGATGATAACTTGGCTGAACACATGGAGGATTCCGACCTCCAGGCGATCGCCAACGACATTATCGACTACGTTAAGGAGGACCGGGACTCTCGGGCCGACTGGGAAAGCATGTTGTCCCAGGGCCTTACCTATCTCGGCCTAAAGATTGAAGACCGGGCTATCCCGTTTAAGGGCTCTGCGGGCGTTTTTGACCCGATTTTGCTTGAGGCGGTCATTCGGTGGCACGCCACGGCCAGCGCGGAGTTGATGCCAGCCAGCGGGCCGGTGAAGACGCAGATTATCGGACAGCCCAGCAGGGAAATGGAAGATAAGGCGTCCCGCGTTAAAGAATTTATGAACTACTACCTGATGGAGGGTGCGCCGGAGTGGGTTGAGCAGAATGACCAGATGCTGTTCTGGCTACCACTGGTCGGCTGTACGTTCAAAAAGACCTATCAAGACCCGATCCTGAACCGGGTTGTCAGCCCGTTTATCCTCCCGCAGGATTTTGTCGTTTCGTTTAACACCAACGATTTAGATACGTGCCCGCGAGCGACTCATATCATCTCGATGTCCCCTAAGGACATGAAGATGCGCCAACTCAGCGGTTTTTACTGCGATGTTGAGCTAAAAGACCCCGATTACGACGCTTCGGATGCGTCCCCATTGGATGAAAAATCCACCCAAACACAGGGTCTAACCAGGCCAACGGAGTCGGATGAGGCCCCGTATGAGGTGTATGAGTGCCATCTGGACCTTGATTTGAAGGGTTTTGAGCACAAAGACAGCGAAGAAGGCGAAGAACCGACCGAAACCGGCCTTCCGCTGCCTTACATCGTTACGATCGAAACCGGCTCGAAACAGGTTCTCTCCATCCGGCGTAACTGGAAGGAAGAGGATCAGACCTACGCAAAAATCCAGTATTTCACCCACTTCAAGTTCGTCCCCGGTCTGGGGTTCTACGGCATTGGCTACGCCCATATCCTTGGCAATACGGCCAAGGGTGCGACTTCCCTACAGCGCCAGATGATTGACGCGGCTACGCTGGAGATGTTCCCAGGTGGCCTAAAAGTTAAGGGCATGAGGGGTGATGACAACAACGTAATGATCGGTCCCTGCGAGTTCAGGGAACTTGATACCGGCGGGATGCCGATCCAGCAGGCCATTATGACGATGCCCTATAAGGGTCCGTCGCCTGTGTCTATGGAGCTATGGCGGGCGACCCGTGAGAACGGCGAGCGGCTTGGCGGCATGACTGAGGTGGCTGTCGGAGAAGGCCGTCAGGACGCCCCTGTGGGCACCACAGTGGCCCTTCTTGAGGCGGCTAACCGCGCACAGTCCGCAACGCTCAAAGCAGCCCACCGGGCTTACAGGCGCGAATTTAAGCTGATCGCCATTCTATTCGGCCAGTACCTGCCGGAGACGGCTTATCCGTGGCCGGTCGCGGGCGGTCCCAATTCGATTATGCGGTCGGACTTCTCTGACCATATCAACGTCGTCCCGGTCAGTGACCCCAACATTACATCGTCCGCCCAGCGCATGATGCGGGCGGAAGCCTTGCTCCGGTTTGCTACCCAAGCGCCGACCCTGCACGACCAGTACCAGGCGTTCCGGCAGATGTACGAAGAGATGGGCGTGGACGCGAAGCGTATTGATGCGCTTCTTCCGCCCAAGACTGACGCCCAGCCGACAGACCCGCTGACGGAGAACCAGAACCTGCTAAACGGCAAGCCGGTTAAAGTCGGCGCGTATCAGGACCATGACGCCCATATCTCTGCTCATACGTCGCTGATGAATCAGAAGCCGGACCTTGTAACAGTCCCGGCGCATATTGCTGAACACGAAGCCGCCAAGATGCGGGTTCAAGTCGAACAGATTTTGGGGCAATCTTTGCCCCCGGCTGGGCAGCAGTTGCCGCCGGAAGTCGAAAACCAGATCGCTGTCTTGGTCGCCAAGGCGATGCAGCAGATTGCTCAGTCTCAGGGCGGTGAAGACCCGACCCCAGGCCAGATTGCTATGGAGCAAATCAAGGTCGAGGCCGCGAAGGTCCAGGCCAAGCTGCAAGAAATCCAGGCCACCACAAGCAGCAAGGCATTTACGGAAACGCTTAAACTAAAATCTAGCCGCGAGGATCGCCTGACCCGCGAGCGGATTGCTATGCTGAACTATCACAAGGACAGGCAGAAGCAATCGGACAAACCCAAGACATTCGGTACAAGGAGCACGTTCTAATGGATTCTATGCGGCGCAACGCTCAGAAAATGATGCCCCACGTTATGGCTTTGAATAAGAAGCCGGATACGGGGTTGAAGAACAACAACCAACCGGCACGCGGCATGAGCAATGTCACGGCGTTTGCGAAGGGTGGGAAGGTTTCCATGAAGAAGTGGGAAAGTTCCACCACGGATAAGGCGCAGGACAAGAAGCTGGCTGCGAAGCACGGCATGACGTTTAAGAAATGGGAAAAGTCCATCTTGGACGTTCAGCACGACAAGCAGCAGTCCCCCAAGGGCCTGAAGAGCGGTGGTAAACCCGGCTACGCAAAAGGCGGTCCAGTTAAAATGGCCGCAGGCGGCAAATTTGCCACCCGTAGTGATAAAAAGGAAATTAAAGCACGCGAGGCCGGGTACGAAGCGAAAAACGCGGAACTCGCTGATAAGCCAGAAAGCATGTCGTCTAAAATTGGCAATAAGGTTTCTGATTTTAAGAAGTTTATTTCCGATGTTGCACGACCATCCGATTATAGAAATTCCAAGAGCGTCAAGATTGCTCAAGGCATTGTTAGTGGTGCCAAAAATCTCGGGAAGGGCGCGCTTGAGGTCGGAAAAATGGTTTCTCCGACAGGCGCTTTCCTAGCGACAATGACTCCAGGCTCTGCGGGCGAGGGAGAAGACGAGGAGTTGAAGGCCAAGGAAAGCGATGATTCAGATTCTTCCGGCATCGACGACATTAATGTTAAAGCGACCAAATCTTCAGAATCCCTGAAACGCGCCGCCCCAGCCAAACAAGCGTCAAGCAAGCCCGCTCAATCCAGCGACGACGCTATTAAGGCGTGGAACAAGAAAAATAATAAAGATTATGTTGGCGACGATTACGTGGCCAGCGGCTACGCAAAGGGCGGCAAGGCGAAGAAGGCCGGTGGCAAGAAGGTGATGGGCACGGTAGATGAGGCGAAGAACCTCGTAGCCGCTCTCGGTAATGCGCGGAGCCAGATGGCAGCGCCCGCCGGTATGGGTATGCCGCCGCGTATGGCACCGCCCGCCGGTATGGGTATGCCGCCGCGTATGGCACCGCGTATGGCCCCTGGTATGGGCATGTCGCCCCCGATGAAGAAGGGCGGCAAGGTCATGAAGAAGGCCGCTGGCGGCGCTGCTAAGATGCGCCGGTCGTCCCCGACGCCGGATAAGATTAAGAAAGTCCCATACGTGAATGGAGGTTGATATGTCGCGACCTGTAAAAGATATCCGTCTGAAGCCCTACGGCGTGAAAAAGGGCAAGGGAAAGAAGTAATGAGTGCTGACCTGTTGGCAAGGAAGGTCACGGCAAGGTTGCGAGAGGTGAGAGAGGAAAAGGTAAACTCTCTCAGGCGATGCAAACCCCGCGCCCCAATGGTTGTTGAGGGCGCGGCGATCGCCGCAGCTACGGCTGAAGAAATAGCGTTCTTCGCAATCGACACCAACGCGACGATAGATGCGTTCAATATCGCTATGTCGATCATTGAGGAAGAGTACAAAAAAATCATCAGTCCAGAACAACCGGACGGCGATAAACCCCCACAGGCAAGGACAGTTCAATATGGCTAAGGTTAAAGCTCTACCATTTGTAGAGGAAAACGAAGTCTCCGAAGCGGAGTCTTTGATCGACAAGATGTTTCTGGATATGCCGAACGGCAAACCGTTCGAGCTTCGCCCGGCTGGCTACATGATCGCGACGAAGATTTACGTTCGTCCCGATGAATTGATGGTCATTGATATGCCGGACGGTTCAAAGAAAACTCTTTGGACGCCGGAAGTAAGCAAGACCCACGATAAGTTTGACTCCGTTTCCGCGTTGGTTTGCGCGGTCGGGCCGCAGGCTTACAAGGGGTTTAACCCAGACGGCACCAGCCGGTATCCCGAAGGCCCTTGGTGCCGTGTCGGAGACTGGATTGTGATCCCGCGCCAGTCCGCGTTTATCTGCCACTACCACGGCGTGGCGATGGCGATTATCCCCGACGATAAGGTTATCGCGGTTATCAAAGACCCGACAGATGTTTCGTCTGTCTACATGGCACCGAAGGTTTGATAGGCAAGAATCATGTTCAAACTCCCAACACCTACATACGCACAAGAAGGTACGGGTGCTGCTGCGCCTGAACCGGCGACGACACCTCAAAATCTAACGGGACAGGAGGAGTTCTCTGATGAAGAAATTGACCTGCCCAATGAAGACGGTACAGAGCCGGAGGCACCCGAGGCCCCGGCAGAACCAGACCCAGCCAAGACGTTCAAACGCAGGGGTCCGAAGCGTTACGCGACCCTGACCCATGAGCGTGATGAGGCTCGCGGGTATGCCGCGCAGCTTCAGGCCGAGTTGGAACTTGAGCGTGGCCGTGCGGCTGAGTTCGAGGCCAAGGCTAACGAGGCATCCACCGTAGCTATGCACAGCTACGCGGCCAAGTCAGAGTCCGATCTGCGCGAGGCCCGTGCCGCGCTTTCTGCGGCTATTGAGAGCGGTGATCCCGGTAAGATCACCGAAGCCTCCGAACGGCTGGCGTCTTCCAAGGCTACGATGGATGACGTTGAGGCTTGGAAGAAGTCTGAGCAAGCCAAGCAAAACGCACACGCACCCCCACGGCAGGCCGCGCCACAGCCCCAGGCGGCGCAAATCCCAGAACTCCCAGATGAAATTAAAAGCTGGGTTATGGAAAACCGCTATTTTGATTTTGTGCAGCGCGACAATAGTGGAAATGTTCTTGTCGATCGATCTGGCAAGCCGTTGCGTAATCC